ATGGCTGAAGTGGATCATGAACCCAGCGATGAACACCGCGCCAAAATGGGGAAAAGCTCTCGCAGCTCGCCGCCGGCATTCGAGCATCCGCTTCGATTGACGCACCAGCCAAAGATAATTCAGACGTACGACGATCTGATCAACCAGCTGAAAGCCAGGCGCAAACAGCTGGGGCTGAGCCAGAATGAGTTCGATGACCTGGCCGGTTTGCAAGACGGCTACACCGGCAAAATTGAGAACTGGCAACATAAAAAATCCGGCCGCGGTCTCGGCTGGATCACACTGCCACTCATTCTCCAGGGTCTCGGCGTCGTCCTGATCATGGCAACTCGGGCAAAGCCCAAAAAGCCAGCCAATTCGAACATAAAAAAAACCGATCGCCAAAACGATCAGCTGGAACTTGATTTGCAAGGTGGCCACCATCGGCAATGGCCCAAAGACCTTAACCCCCTTGCTCGCGTGCTTCCTGATCCTCCTCCAGAAATTGAGGAGGAATGCCATGAGTCTGATACATCAGAGCCAGACGGGCAATCCACGGAGGAATCGGCCGCAAATCCCGCTCATAACGAGAAACCTGCTCGCGCACAGTCTTCACAGTGCCAGAATAGCCAAGGGCGCGAGCCCACTGCAAAACAGTGAGCTTGCGACCATTGTGTTTCAGACCCTTACGGATCGCTTTGAACTGTGCGCCGTCCATCGCGGCTTACTACCCCTGAAGTGGAATGTTATCAACCGCTCTGACTTCTTCCCGGAATTGATCGGCGAGCTTAGGTAGGTTGCATCTTGCATTCTGCATCAGCGATTTCAGATGCTCTGTGCCTTTTGGTGTGTGCCATCGCGCGGTCGACAAGTGCTCAGCAACCGAGATAGCACCAACATGATGCCATTCACTGGCAGTCACCTCAGCCAGCAAATCGCGGATGCGATCCAACTTGGCTGCGTCGTCACAATCGTTCGCCAGCGTCTTTTCAAGCTCAAGGATATCAATGCGCCCCTCCTCACCGTCGAGCCATTCGAAATGCTCGCCCGTATCACTGTTGTAAGATTGATTCCCCGCCTCATAGCCACCACCAGAGCCATTGTGGGCATGAAGATCAAGCCCGAGCTCCGCCAATGCATTGAAGCATGGCAGATCAGCATAGTTGACTTCATCAAAGCCAAACTCAGCAGCCTGCCCATGCAATGCGCAACGCAGTATGTATTCCCGTAATGTCTGGCCCTTTGGCCCGGGATAATCAGTGATGCTTGCAGCATCGTCATCCAACAGGCTCACAATCTCCTGCAGCTTGCTTTCGGTCTCAATGTGTCCGCCCATTGTCAGCGTCATGTAACAGCGATCACCCATAATATGTCCTTTCTCTCGTGTCCGGGCGCTGTGCCCGATGGTCGGCGTTGTTGCCGTCGCTGCACCCCAGCACAAAGCCAGGGTGCAACCAGAGCAACAATCAGGCTGCTTTCATCAGCAGGCTGCCGCCAAGCTCCTCAAGCTCTGAGCGGTCATCAACGGTCCGAATATCCCGGGCCAGCGCTGTTACGCCTTGCACAGCATCCCAGACGGTGCGCGCGTTGCGCCCCTCTTCCGTCTTCACGCGGTCAATGGCTTCACGTGAGCGCTTGCGGGACAAGCCGCGCCGGTTCAACCAAGTCACCATCTCGTCATCATCCGCAGCGACACGCGCCTCTTTGGCACTGTTGACGCAATCCACAAGGCGGCTCTCTGGCTGGTGGGCATAGTGCTCAATGGCTGGCTGGATCTCACGGGCCCAACGTGACGGCGCATTGGCTGTGTGCCGCACGCTGGCGCTGAATTCGTCGTCCATGCCAAAGATCATGCCGTTCGTGCAGTAACTGCGGAACAGGAAGCCCGAAACCGTGATCGCTGATGCGCCTACCTCTGACGAACGGATGCGCAAGCCACGGTAAAGCACGTCATCGCCGCCATCTGGCGCACGGCCCACAACAACAGGGCGCGATTTGTCGATCAGGAACATGGACAAGGCCTTATCGGTCAACCTGAAGCCCATATGATCCTTTGCAGGCTCCCATCCGTTCTTCATGATCGTTGCCGTTGCCTCGATCACTTCATGATCAGGAACGCGGCCATAGCCGGGCCCGGTGATCGCACGCAAACCGCTAATCGGGTCTGCGTAGGTCTTCACCTGCTCAACCTCGCGATTGTACTTGAGCCCATATTCCAGCGCATCGGCAACAATGGCTGCAGGCAACGTGCGCATGTAAGCTGCTGGCGCCTTAGCCAGGCTGCACAGCTGACCGAACGACCAGCGCGAAAAACCAAGCTCTTGTCCGTCAATGTGAGCGGTCAGCCGGTTCAGGTCATCCGTGCATGTCGGCTCTGCCATCGGCACCAGTTCAATCTGGCAATTGTCAACGTTGGTCTCTGCACTGGCTGCATGCCTGTTGGCGCAAAAGCTCCGCGCATGCTCGAAACCGCAAAACTCAACATCATTCGCAACCTGCAACCAGCCAAAAGGCGAACCAGCAGGCGTTGGTGTCGTTGTGTCGTGGTCTTGGATCAGTGTCATTTGCATTGTGTCAGTCTCCATAAATAGCCGGGCCCAATGCCCGATTGACACAATAAATATAATCCAAGTGGATGGTATTTGTCAAGCCACAAGACACACCCTTCGTCAATTCCAGTATGTTCGAATATTTGAAGCCTAAAACGTTACACACCCGGAACAATCCGCCAAACAAGCCAAAAACATCCTGTGCGTTGCGCCCGAATCCAAGTCACCCAATCCTACGCGCGCATCCACCCTACCCGTGAACCCGCCACAACTCGAAAGCCCATGGCAGACACACCAGACAACCCGCTCAGCAAAGACCTCGACGCCCTCCTCGCTCCCCACATGAACTCCGATCTCGTCCCCATGCGCTCAGGTCATCCCATCCGCTCAAAGCCTCGACACACCAAGCGATACAAACCACGCGGCGACTACCTCAGCCAGCGAGTCAAGCGCGCAATCGAAGCAATCATCTTCGACGGCAAGGAAAGAGACGAGGCAGCAGCACTCGTTGGCCTCAAAGACACCTCGCTTCGCACAGCTTTCGCGATGCCAAAAGTTCGCGCCTATCACAGCTTGTGTTTACAGGTATTGCGAGACGGCGGCAGAGCCAAAGGTTTGCGCAAGATTATGGACCTTACGGACACCGCGAAGAGCGAGAACGTGCAGCTACAAGCGGCTAAGTATCTGGATTCAGAAGGCAATTCAGACCGCAGTCAGGTCACGGTCAATGTAGGCATCAACAACGCGCCCGGTTATGTGATCGACATGGGCGAAGACGCAAAGGACGTGACACAGATAGCCCTTCTCAGTGGATCAACATCTAACTGCCTTGATAACACTGAGTGACGTTCTGACAGTATGCAGAAGAACGCGACCCCTCCCCCCCTGTTTCGAGCAGGCCAGCCAGTGAAACCGGCCTTCAAAAACCGGGGCGCTCTATCCCTTTCCTATCTCCCCCCAGAGATTTTCCTCTGTGATTGTTGGAGGATTGATTGATGCCTGGCCTTCATCCCCGTTGCATCCCCTCTTCATCCCCCACCTACCCCCACCTTGCGCACTTTCATTTTGGAGTGGGGGGATTAGCTGATGACTGACGGACAAGAGCCATTGCGGGACAAGACGGGTCGTCGGATTTACCGGCCGGATGGATTGACGCTGAAGGCGTTTCTGATTGATCGGTCTCCTGTTTCGATTATTCGCGGTCCGTGGGGTTCTGGGACGTCGACGGCGTGTTGCCAGCGGATTTGGCAACATCTGGCTGAGCAGCGGCCTTTGGAGGATGGGAAGAAGCGGCAGCGCTGGGTTGTGGTGCGTGACACGTATCCGATGTTGGAGACGACGGCGATGGAGACGTGGCTGGACTGGTTTCCGGAGAAGGAATACGGGAAGCTGTTCACGGGTTCGAAGCCGTATGTTCAGGAGATCCGGGTTGGTGACATTGAGGCGGATGTCATCTTTTACGCGATGGAGGGTGACGGCAAGGGTGCGAACCTGCTGTCGCTGGAGCCGACGGGGATATGGTTCAACGAGCTCGAGACGATCGGGCTGAAGCTGTTTGTGGATGGCTTTGGACGGACGGGCCGTTATCCGCGGAAGATTGACGGTGGTCCGACCTGGCATGGCGTTATTGCCGACTTGAACGCTGTTCCTGAAAATCACTGGCTGCCGATCATGATGGATGAGGCGCCGCCGCCTGATGATCTGTCGCAGGATGAGCTGATGCAGTATGTGCGGCCCCCGGATTGGGCGTATTTCGTGCAGCCGCCGGCGATGTTTGAGATCAAGCAAGGTGGCGTGCTGACGGGGTATGAGGTGAACCCTGGTGCTGAGAACCTGAAATGGCTGCCCGACGGGTATTACCCCAAGCTGATCCATGCACGGCCGCGTCGTGAGATCGATGCGAAGGTGCTGAACAAGATTGTCCCGATGGTTGAGGGTGATCCGGTGCATTCTGAGTTCAATGCGGACATTCATGTTGCGAAGAGCGATCTGGAGCCGCTGGCGGGTTATCCAATCCGTGTCGGGATTGATTTCGGCCGGCGGCCGGCTGCGGTGTTCGGTCAGCTGATCGGTCAGCGGTGGCGGATCCTGAGTGAGGTCTATGCCCGGAACATGGGTGCATCGAAGTTTGCGCCGATCGTGCAGCGGCATCTGCAGCAGGAATATCCTGGGTTCGATTTCATTTTTCACGGTGATCCGAAGGGGCAGGATCAGACGCAGACGGATGAGCGGACGGCTTACCAGGTGTTTGCGTCTCACAGGATGCCGGTCAAGCCGGCGCCGGTGAAGCAGAACCACATTCAGACCCGACTTGATGCGGTGGATATGGTGTTGGGCCAGGTCGATGCTGGTGTTCCGCGGCTTTTGATTTCGTTGCGGTGCCGGCGATTGCGGGCTGCGATGAACGGTGGATACCGCTGGCCGAAGGAACGCCCGACGGTTGGTGAGGATCGCAAGCCGATCAAGGACGGATATTCCGACATTGCTGATGCGCTGCAGTATTTGCTGCTGGGTGGCGGTGAAGGCCGTGCGCTGGTTGGTCAGTCCCGGGAACGGCCGCAGGGTGCGGTTTCGGCTTACAAGCGCAAGTCCCGGCGCCGGGGGCGCGCAGCGTAGGTTTGACCTGTGCGTTGCGGTGGTTTTCGCCGGTGTCATTCTTGCGCCAGGTTGACCACCACTTCTCGGAGATCGTCATGACAGCGTTTTACATCTGGATGTCGCAGGTTGGTTCTCGTGGCCAGATGGGGGCGCCGATCAACGTGATGAGGCTCGATGATGATCTGGTGTACGCGGAATTTGCCGATGCCGCGACGGCGCAGCAGACGACCATTGTTTGCCCCGGCGAGCCTGGCACGAAGGGCATTTTGGGGATCCTGCCCAAGGGTGGAGATGGCCGGGTTAAGGCCGGCGCGAATCCGACGGCTGACGCCAACTCACCTGCGATCATTCAGGATCACATGCGGTATTTCGAAGTGACGGCCGGCGACAAGATCTCTGTCCTCAACAAGTAGGCTGGCTGATGGAAATCGGCATTGACTTTGATCTGGATGTGCATGACTGCGCGATTGTTGGCGGTGGCGGCCCTGCTGCCGTTCTCGGCACATCCACCATCGCCCTCGCTGACAGCCTGCAGGTTGAGCCTGACGTCGCAGTTATAAACTACGCGCAAGGCAATAGCGGGATCGCGCTGGTGCGTGACACTGGCACCCCTGCAAACGATCTGGCCACTGTTGAGCTAACCCAGCAGTCCACAGACATCCTCGCCTACATCGCGCCCAACAAGAAGAACGTCACGGGGCCTGCAGGGCTGCAGCGGTACAACGCTCACATGCTGTTGGAACGTTCGGAGGAGCTTGCCCATTCAAAATGGGACGCCTTCGGCGGGTCGTCTTCGATAGTAACGGATGAATATGCGGCAGGGCCAAGCGACATCACAAATGCTAGTCGAGTTGTGTGGACGACAGGAGCAGGCACAGAATATCGATACCAAGCATTCACCGGTTTCCCAGCAGATACTTCTCATAGTATTTGTTTTTGGCATAAATCCAACACTGGATCAGATCATGATTTTGTTGTGCGCACAGCCTCATCAAGTGATTTGCCTAATCAAGTTGTAACAGCTACGTCTACTTGGCAGTTTGCTGAATTTGACTACACAATCGCCTCAGCATCCGGTGAAATTGGATTTGATTTCCGAACAGCGAACGGTGCAGATAGTTCAGGTGACATTCTGATCGCTGGGGTTAATTTTGGTGCGTACCCGCGAGACACCACATACCTCAAGACAACCGACGCTGCCCGCTACGCCCTCCCGATCACTCACGTTGCCTCCACGCTCACAAGCAGCACAAGCGCGGTTGAGATTGGTCTGGGCGAAAAGACGTTCACCACGGTTGCTAGCGGCACGTTTGAACGGCATCCGATCAAGAACGGCGGGTTCGATACTGATACCGAGTGGACCAAAAACGGCAGCGCTACAATCTCAGGCGGGGTTGCGAACCTCACCGCTAGCAATGATGCCATAATTCAAGACATCCACGTTCGAGACGGTGCGCGAACGAAAGTGACGTTTGACTATGTGACGTCAACCATTGGAAACCTGCGTGTCTATCTGAATGGCGATCTTTTACATGACGTCTCATACTCAGGGACAGGCTCAGCCTCCTTAATCTTGAAGGCTGGTTCGACAAGCGACCAATTCCAAATTCGCTCCAATGGCTGGATTGGGACAATCGACAATGTCGATGTTGATCGTGGCGTGATCAACGCTCGCCTATCCAAACAGGGCGACGTTGACAACTTCTGGATGACCGGCACGGTTACCAGCCACACCGGCACGACGCTTGTGGTCAACGTCGATCACATAAAGGGCAGCGGGTCGGTTTCGAGCTGGCATATCATTGAGATTGATGGTGCGCTGGATGAGTCGGGTTCGACCAATCTGGCTGTAGACTCTGAAGAATTCAATCCAGCTACTACTGGTTGGTCAACTCAAGCTATTGATACGCCAGTGAAGGGTGCGACGGCTCCTAATGGACAGGCTACCGCAACAACACTCACAGCATCGGCTGGATTAACCCAACACTGGATTTATGACAATGTTGCTTCGGGCGATAACCTCAACAGTATATGGGCCAAGGCAGGTACAGCAGATTGGATTTCGATAGCTTCCTCGGGCTCTGCCGCTGACGGAGTATTTTTCGACTTAGCAAACGGAGTGAAAGGCACCGAGAATGGCGGCTCTGTCGGCAAGATGGAAGCCTATCCAAATGGCTGGTATCGCTGTGAAGTTGATTTTGCAGCAAACGAATCCTTCTTCACACTTGAAATTCATACCGCCGACAATCAGGCGGAAAGCTGGGACGCTGCTGGTACTGAGACCGTTTTGATTTGGGGTGCCCAGATCGAGGCCGGGGTTTCATCTGCCACCAGTTACATCCCGACCGCTGGCAGCACAGTATCTCGTGCGGCTGATGACATCAGCAAGGCAACTGCCGAACTGCCATACGTAGAAGCTGGTGCTGGATCACTCGTTTGGCACGTGAAGCCAATAGAATCCGGCGAACGTCTTGGGGGTTTCTACGGGACGGGCGCTAACCGAATCGAACAATACATGTCTGCGGTTGGCATTACGTCGCTCCTTTACAAGAACAACGTAGCACAGGCATCTTCCACCCACACTACGATTGCCGCTGACACGCCGTTTAAGTTCGGGATTGCTTGGGATGTTGACGACCATCGGGCAGCGCTGGATGAAACTCTTGGTGCCGCCGACGCGAGCATGGAAATTCCCGTTAGTATCACTGAGTTGCGGTTTGGTAGTTTCGCAGGTGGTTCAAACCATTCCAACACGATCATCAAGAGTTGTGTCTACCGACCGCGTCGTATCACCGATACTGATCTCCAGACGGAGACAGCAGCATGACACAGCACATCAAGATAGCTGCATGGGCTGCTGACAACGCCACGTTCGGGAAGGTCATGGTCCAACTCGGGCTTGCCACTCAGGGGAAAGACGGTGTCGTCTTCCACGACCTGCAGATCGCAGGCGGTGGACACTGCGGCTGGAGCGGGAAAATCCCGGACAAGTCCAGCCCGCTACGCAAAGACAAAGACGGCAATAATCTAGCAGGTTCGTACACAGACGATCTGCCCGGTGTGTTCTACAACATGAACGCTCTTGAGCGTAAGAAGCACGACGGATCGAAGTCACTCGCGGAAATGCTCAGGCGTCACCCGGTGACAGAAGAAGAGTACGAGCAGACGCACGAGGTAGACGGCAAGACAGTCCGAAAGCACCTCTTGGATCGCACGTGCCTTGAGTACGGTGTGGTTGCCAATGGTGGCCGCCGTACAGCAACCGTGGGCACCAAGGGTGACCCCAAGGCACCCCCGCGTGTCGAAGTGCTGGACAAGGCCGGTGACGTCATCTTCTGGCTTGGCTGCCCGTCTGACATATCGGACCTGTTCAACCGTTGGGGCTGAATAGTTTTGGAATAATTTTCGCCGGAAATGCAGAAAATGAACTCACCGATCGACCTGATTGGAATCGAGAAGTTCCGGCCGGACGTCTGGATTCTGGTGTTTCAGGAAAAGGCACAGCTGTGGTGGTTGAATTGGCTGCCAGGCCGTTTCAAGCACGTTCTGGCCCTGTCATACGTGCCGGCGGCCGATTGCTGGCTGATGTTCGATCCTGGTCAATTCAGGGCCTCTGTTTTGGTGGTGCCGAACGGGCAAGACGAAGAGTTTTTGCAGGTCGTTCTGGCTGACCATCAAGCGCTGAGAATCCGCGGTAGCGAATGCTATCGGCGCTGGCGGATCGGCTTCAATTGCACGCAAGCGGTGGCCCATATCGTGGGCCTTTCGTCCTGTGCGTTGCACCCGGACGGATTGTGGCGACACTGCATCGCGAACGGCGCGGAGATAATCGACCATGGCGAACCCTCTTGATCCATTTGGTGTGAAGAAGGCTCAGAAAGAGCAGAAGCGACGGCTGGACCAGCAGGCTGCTGACGCAGCTGAGGTCAAGGAGGAAGAGATCGAGGACCGCGTTTCACGTGCAACGAACCAGCTTTTCCGCAGTTTCGGTGCTAAATCGGCTCTTGGTGGCGGTCTAGGCCGGCCGGGGATCCTCGGATAGGAGTGCTCCGCCCGTGAGCGATGAATTCAAGGCCCTGACGGACGAGGCCAAGGAACGCCTGAAGGATGCAAAAACGCAGAAGGCCAAGCTAGAGGCGGACCTGCGCGAGGGCTATTTTTTCACAGCACCGCTCAAAGAACGCGAGATGGCGACGACCAGCACTTCGCGGACCAACAACGCGGCCCTGCAGGAAGAACAGGGTGAGTTGATGACCGGCCTGGGCATTGAAGTGGCTCAGGATTTTTCCTCACACCTCCTGAACACGTTCATGCCGACCAATTTCGATTGGTGCCGGCGCGAGCGTGGCATCTATGTCAGAAAGGATGAGTGGGAAGAGGTCAAAGAGGAAGCCGAACAGCAGGACAAACAGATCCTGAATGCGATCAGGGCCGCCAATCTGGACTCTGTTGCATATCAGGCGTTCTATCCTGATGCTGCCTGTGGCACGTGCGGAATCTGGGTTGATGACGATATCCCGGGCGCAGCTCCGACCATGCGGCATATTCCTGCGCGCGAGTTGGAAATCAACGTGGGCCCGCATGGTGATGTTGACGATCGATTTGTGGTGCAGCGGTACAAGCGCAGCAAGCTGCTGGGTGTGCTGGGCCGTGATCTCTACGAGAAGCTACCCGACAAGCTGAAAAAGGGGAATTCCAAGGAAAAGACTGGCGAGCAAGTCGTTTGGGGTTTCTGGCGCGATGCCGACCTTGCCCTGGTCCGATGGCATTACGTGATCATGGTGGCCGAAAATGTCGTTCATTACGAGATCCTGGAAGGTCTGGGCAGTTGTCCATTGATTGTTGGCCGGCTGAACCCTGACGCCGGCTGCGCGTGGGGCATTGGACCAACGATTAACTCGTTGCCCTGGCTGCGGTTGCACGATGTGATGGCTGAGGAGTCCTATGACACTGCAGATCGCAACGGTTCGCCACCCTTCGCCTACCCTGATGACGGTGTAACAAATTTCGATGATGGCATCGAAAAAGGCAAAGCCTATCCAATGGCGCCGGGCTCGGGCAAGGATTTCACACCGCTGAACTTCGCCCGGCCGGAAGGTATCCAGTCACAGTTCCTGGAGGGCAAAGATCTGGAGCGGCTGGTTCGTCGCATGCATTTTGTTGATGAGCCGGAACAGTTGGGCAAGACCCCGGTTTCCGCGTCCGAGTTCGTCGAAGAAACGGTCAAGAAGCAAAAGCGCATCGGGCCGGTCGGCCAAAAATTCTGGGAAGAGCTGCCGGTCGGACTGTTCCATCGGTTCCGCTATTTGCTCGAACGGCATGGCGTGATCGAACCGCTCACCGGCGAGGATGGCCAGAGCGTAATCGCAACGCAAGCCTACAATCCGGCAGTGAAGAGCCAGGAGATGCAGGAAGTGCAGCTGGCCACACGGTTCCTGGAGGTCGCCAAAGGCCTGCTACCGATGGAAAGCCAGGTTGCGATCGATGGCATGGAAACGCTTACCAAGATCAAAGAGAAAATGGGCGATGAAATCGTGACCATGCGTGATCCGGACCAGGCGAAAGAACTGTTCGAACAAATGGTGGCGGGCGCGGCGCAAGGACTCACAGATGGCACCCAAGACGCAGCCTGAAGGCAAGCTCAAACCGCTTGATCTCGGATCTGAAGATGTTCGCACGGCGATCGAACGAATCGCCAGGACAAACGACGGAAAACTGCTGTTTTCTGCGCTTCAGACCGAGTTGATGTGGGTCTTTCATGGCCGCGGAGAGACCTGTGCGTTGCACGAAGATCACGGGAGGCGGAAATTGCTGTCGAGACTGATCGCACTTTCAAAACTTGATCAGGTGGAAACAGTTTATGGCAGAGAACGACCAGGAGATGCAGGAAGTGCAGCTGGCCACACGGTTCCTGGAGGTCGCCAAAGGCCTGCTACCGATGGAAAGCCAGGTTGCGATCGATGGCATGGAAACGCTTACCAAGATCAAAGAGAAAATGGGCGATGAAATCGTGCTTGCGTGATCGTGACT